TAACCACTAGAGATCCATAATGGCAAATAATATTCAGCGCAATAAAAAAGACCCTAATTATAGATTTGACCGTGGTGGATACCCGGCAGAATTTGGTCCATTCACTGGAGTGATCAAATCTACTGTGGATCCTACTAGATCTGGTAGACTGCAGGTATACATTGACGCGTTTGTTTCCGGGAATCCCGGAACCAATGTGGTTGCCGCAACTTCGCCCGAGGACGATCCTCAGAATTGGACCACGGTCAGCTACATGCAACAATTTGGTGGGTCTACCCCTCCACCTCCTGCTGGTGGGTCTACCGACTCACTCGGCAGCTACCCAGGAAATCAAAACAGCTATGGCATGTGGTTTACTCCGCCGGATGTGGGTGTGACTGTGCTGTGTGTATTTGTGAACGGTCAACGAGATCAAGGATACTACATTGGTACTGTGCCTGAACAAGGGCTAGGCGGCATGTTGCCGGCCATTGGGTCCAGTTCACAATATATCATTGATGACAATAACGAAAACCAAAAACAATATTTTAATGCAGTTCCGTTATTGCCAGTATCGGAAATCAATACCAATAACTCAGAAATTTTTAATAATCCGGCATTCTTCAATCAACCTAAACCTGTACATAGTTATGTGGCAGGCATCATGTTCCAGCAAGGGCTTATAAACGATCCTGAGCGCGGACCCATCAGAAGTTCCAGTCAACGTGAAACACCCAGTGCTGTGTTTGGAGTGAGTACTCCGGGCGGTCCTATCTATCAGGGTGGTATGAAACCCAAAAACATTCGAAAGCAAATAAACGACGGAACTATTAAACCAGGGCAGGCAGAGGTGTTAGGGCGGGTGGGCGGTCATACTTTGGTAATGGATGATGGTGACCTTGAAGATAACAATCAACTATTCCGACTAAGAACCAGCAAAGGTCATCAGATTACCATGAATGATAGCGGAAACTTTTTCTATATTGTTCATGCCAATGGGCAAACCTGGTTGGAGTTTGGAGCAGAAGGCACAGTAGATATATATTCTACCAACTCTATCAACATGCGTACCGCAGGGGATATAAATTTCCACGCGGACAGAGACATCAACATGTTTGCCGGTAGAAACGTACAGATCAAAAGTACTAATCGCATGCAGTTAGAAAGTGCAGGCAACATGGTACTCAATGCGCAACAAGACATAACCATGTACAGCAAAGCCACCATTGGAGTCAAAGCTGACGGTGCCCTCACTATCAACAGTGCGTCCGGCAGCTGGGGTAGTGGCAGTGAATTAATAGTCACTGCGGAGCAGGTTGATATCAATGGACCAGCTGCCGGCCGTGTTGCCACACCCAACCCGGTGACCAAAACTCTTTTTTCAGACATACAATTCAGCACCAGCAACGGTTGGGTGGCTGCACCCGATGATTTGAACAGTATTTGCAGCAGGATAGTCACGCATGAACCATATCCATATCACAACAAAGGTGTGGATGTTCCTACGTTCAACTTTGAAAAAGGAAAACCCACACCGCCACCGGGTGCAGAGCCGGTGCCCGCCGGCGTAGAAATCATAGCGAAATAACATGGCCGGATTTACATTTACCTTACCCAATGGTCAGCCGTTTGAAATCAAAGGGCCGCCGGGCCTTAACTTTGATCAAGCCAAGGCCATCTTTGACAAGCAAGCTGCCACAGGATCATTGATCGGTCTCAAGCCGGGAGATGTGCTGAGTGCATCCACACAAGCCCAGGCTGGATTACAAAGTGCTCAAGCTCAAATAGGGCAAGCATTGAGTGGGGTCACAGGTTCTTTAGGCGCAGGCATACCCGGCGCAGCCGGCCTTGTAGGCAGTGCATCAAAAAGTCTAGCCGGCATAGGTGGTGCATTGAGTGGCAGTCTTTCTGCAGGTGTTCCAGGACTGACAGGAGCGATAGGCCCGGCAGTATCAAATCTCCAGGGGTCATTGTCCGGCGCAGCCGGTACCATTGGATCATTTGCTACCACTGCTATCGGCACACTCAATAAGGCCATTAGTGGTGTACCTGGCGGTGCAACTATCAATACAGCTGATTTTGCCAAACAGATTCCAGCATTGGGCGCAATTGGTAAACTCAGTGTGCCGGATGTGACTGGAATCATGGCATCGGCGAAAAATCTAGTGGGGCAAGCAACAGACAAACTGAGTAACTTGAAAGGAGCAGGGTCATTTGGGTTCGATGCATCTCAGTTGGAAAAAGCTGGTGTGTTTAAACCCGGAACTTCTTTGTTAGCCGCCGTAAAAGGTGCATCATTAAATGATCTGTTCAAGAGTGCATCTTCATTCACCGGTAAACTGGGGATCAAAAGTGGAGCAGATTTGCTGGCCAGTGCGCCTGCCCAGGCAAAAATACAGCAAGATCTAATGGTCAAAGGACTGGCCGGTTTATCAACTCTTGGTGTTCCAACCGGAGCTCTTAGTGCTCCTGCATTGGGTGCTGTTGTTGTCTTAGCTGCTAAAAGTGTTTCCAATGCTGTAGCTTGGCTCAAAGGAGCGCCAGCTGCGGCCGGGGTGCCAGCGTCGGCCGCAACCGCAGCGGCTGCAATCGCACCCGGAGTTTCTAATACAGATGTGGCTAATACAACTGCATATGCGGTAAGATATACTGAACAAAAAGTGCCCGAAGTGTTCAAGGCACAAGTAACACCTGTTCCGGCCGAAAATACCACCAATCGAGAAACACTCACTGCGGCTACCACAAGAGTACTGGGCAATGACAAGATACCTGAACCCAGCTATGTTAGCTATCCGCCAGTGTTGGGCGGAGCCACGCAACGTGCCGACCTATTGGCCGCACTGGAAGCTGCCAAGAATGACATAGAACTCACAACAAAACAACTCAATGCCGAGGGTGAAAAATTAAAAGTGTTAGAGAATCAACAAGTAATATCTCAGCAGCAATATGATGACATGAGATTTAGTCTCAAAGCGGCAATAGACTTTGCGGTAAAAACATATGCCCTCACATATGACCCAGCACTGGCCAAGTATGATGCTGCTGTGTCAGCCGGCGGCGGCAATGGTATAGCAGGCAAGGTTATAGAAGAAACCGGCGATGTATTTGCAGCAAACAACATCACTCGAGTACAAAGCGAATTCTTTAGAATTGTACTCAGTCTCAAAGCCTTGGTCCGAGAACGGTATAAACTAACTGCCAGCCTGGCAGAACGTGCCAAGGCATTGAAGACACGTATCTCTACCAATGTCAGCTGATTTCTATTGGTAAATACGGTATGGCGCAGACATTCATAGGTTTCAATACCATCAACCAGTATAAGAAATTCACTCTCACTGACTTTGAATTGATCAAACGCGATCTTTCCAATGCATTCAATATCCGGCAAGGTGAACTGCCAGGGCGTCCTGACTATGGCACCATAATGTGGAACTTCTTGTTTGAAAATCAAATTGAAGAACTACAGAATAGCATAGTGGCCGAAGTGCAACGTGTGGCCGGAGGAGACCCCAGAGTGTTTATTTCGGACATACAGATATTTCCTGAAGAAAACGGTATCTTGATACAGATAGAAGTCACTGTCACGCCATCCACTGATGCCACTCGCCTGGGCATATTCTTTGATATCATAAGCCGACGAGCTAGTTTTGTTTAGGATAAACTACGCAGTTTTTTGTGTCCATAAATAAACAACAAGGCACAAAAGGTCAAAACCAATGGCAACAACAACTAGACAAACCGCAATCTTTGGAGTAGAGGACTGGAAACAGATCTACCAGACCTATCGCGAAGCTGACTTCCAAAGCTACGATTTTGAAACTCTGCGCAAAAGTTTTGTTGATTATCTGCGCCTGTACTATCCCGAAACATTCAACGACTACATTGAGTCTAGCGAGTTTATTGCTCTGCTGGACGTGATGGCATTCATGGGCCAAGCACTGGCTTTCCGTACCGATCTCAACACACGAGAAAACTATATAGACACGGCCGAGCGTAGAGATTCAGTGGTGCAGTTGGCAAATTTAGTCAGCTACACAGCCAAACGCAACACAGAAGCACAAGGTCTGCTCAAAGTATTTTCTGTTGTCACAACAGAAAATGTCACAGATTACAATGGTGTTAATCTCAGCAACGTCACAGTGGATTGGTCAGATCCTACCAACCCCGACTGGCAAGAACAATTCACCACTATCATCAATGCGGCACTGGTTGATACCCAACGTGTGGGACGTCCAGGAAATCGACAGACTATCTTGGGTGTGCGCACCGATGAATATGGCATCAATCTAGTACCGGGTTTCTTGCCGGTGATCCCTTATACTGCCACAGTGGATGGAATCAACATGCCCTTTGAAGCAATGACCAGCACTTCAATTGGTGAAAACTATCTATACGAACCAAGCCCTAAACCCAGCCAGGCATTCAACATATTGTTCCGCAATGATCAGCTGGGATTCAACAGCAACAACACCGGTTATTTTTTTATGTTCAAGCAGGGCGTGCTACAGAATCAAGACTTCAACCTGCCCGAGCGTATTTCTAACCGTACTGTAAATATCAACATTGACGGTGTCAATCAAGAAGATCGTTGGTTGTTTCAATTGGATAATGTGGGCAACATCAACCGTGAATGGCAGTATCAGGAAAACATTTACTCGGCTGCCGCAGAACAGATTGGAACTAGCCTACGTCCTATATTTGCCGTGACCAGCAGAGCCAATGATCAGATCACATTGGTGTTTGGCGACGGCGTATTCAGTGAAATACCAGTTGGTACATTCCGTTGCTATGTCCGTGCATCCAATGGATTACAGTACATTATCAATCCTGAAGAAATGCAAGCAGTCAGCTTGCCTATCAGTTATATCAGTCGCAGTGGCAATCTTGAAACTGTAACTTTCACTTGTGGTATCACACAACCTGTGAGCAATAGTCAATCGCGCGAACCTATCGCTCAGATCAAACAACGTGCCCCGGCACAGTATTACACACAAAACAGAATGGTCAATGGCGAGGATTACAATCTCTTTCCATACACTCAGTATAACTCCATTCTCAAGAGCAAGGCAGTAAATCGTGCCAGCATCGGCACCAGCCGTTATCTTGATCTAGTGGATAACACCGGCAAATACAGTAGTACCAATACCTTTGGCAGCGACGGCGGTCTATGGGAACAAAATGTATTGCCTACCATACTATTCACATGGAATACCAGGAATGAAATCGCAGATGTCATAACAAATCAAGTGCAACCACAACTGCTTGCGCCCATTGTAAAGCAATTCTACTATGCAAATTTTCCTCGTCAAGCGGTCAATACAGGAACCACAGCACTGAGCACTTGGCAACAAAGTACCACTCTGGCCAATCAAACCACTGGGTTCTTCCGTAACAGCACGGTCAGCAGCACTTGGCCCAGCGGCACACCCATACCAGTGGGCAATGTTGTGAGCATAACAAACCCATTTTACTTTGTGACACCAGGAGCATTGATCAAATTCGTTTCACCCACTGGATACTATTTTGATCGTAACAATCGATTGGTACAAGGATCTCCCACTCGTTCAGATGAAACAGTAGAAATCTGGGCCAGCCCGTTACAGGTGCTTGGGGATGGGTACAATGGTGGATTGGGTAATCTTCCATCCGGTACAGGACCAATCACATTGAACAATTTTGTCCCTACCGGCGCTATTGTTGACAGCATCATTCCGTTGTTTGTGACAGACTTGCCATTGTCTCTGGAAACAGCCATCAGTGAGCAGATCGTGTTGTATCGCAATTTTGGATTGGGATACGACAACGATGGATCTGTCACAGGAACTCCGTATTCGTGGTATCTGATCACCAGCACCAACTTGGATCAAGATGCTGCCTGGAGCCAAACAGTACCGGGCCTGGCTGGTAACACCAACGGGGTCAATACAGATGCCAGTTGGTTGATACAGTTTGTCACAGTGAATCAAAGCTACACAATTACTTTCCGTGGATTACAATACAATTTTGGATCTGTATTACAGACCCGATTCTTCTTTTATGATGGCCAACAAGTTTATGACAGCCGCACTGGCACAGTGATCAAGGATTATGTCAATGTGTTGGCAGTCAATACACAACCAGATTCTACTGCACACTTACCTGGTGATATTCCAATGACCATCATCGGCCAACCAGTTGAAAGTGATGGATACGTGGATGACTTCCAGGTACTGGTCAGCTATCGAGATTCTGACAGTGATGGTGTGCCGGACAATCCAGACTTCTTTACAGAAATAGTGGCTCCTGCCACAAATGCAAATGAAAAATTAGTTTTCTTGCAGCAGACTGTGGATTTTGATAATTTGCAACGCTATCTGTTGGTAGAACAAGGACGAGTGAATTCAGACTATGCCACTATAGATGATATTGAATTGGTCAAGAGTGAATGGTCTCCGGGCCAGGTATTTTATGCCTACAGCCAAGACACATTCTACGAACTCAGCATTTCGGTAACTGGAGTACGCACATTAGTTGAAGTATCAGGGTGGATAGCACGTACAGGACGCCAGAGCCTTTACTATCAGTATCGTCACAACTCACCATTAACCAACAGGATAGATCCAGGCACTACCAATATCATTGATCTGTATGTGGTGCCCCAGGCCTATTACACCTCTTATCAAAATTGGATCAGAGATACTACTGGTACAGTAGCACAACCTGATCTACCCACCATTGACGAACTGAACACAGCATACCAAGGGCTGCAGAATTACAAAATGATCAGCGACAACATTATCCTGAACCCGGTGATATTTAAACCAATGTTTGGTATGAAAGCAGCACCAGAACTTCGTGCTACCATCAAAGTTATTCGCGCTTCTAATAGCACAGCCAGCACCAGTGAGATCAAGAGTTCAGTTGTGGCCGAGATGAATACTTACTTCAGCATTGACAAATGGAATTTTGGAGACACATTTTATTTCTCTGAGCTGGCAGCATATCTACACCGTATGTTAGGAACCATCATCAGTTCAGTGGTATTGGTACCACTGAACTCACAGAAGTATTTTGGTGATTTATATGAGGTACGGTCGGCCCCCAATGAGTTGTTCGTTAATGCAGCAACCATTGACAATATTGAAGTGATTGAAGCACTTACCAGTACCAATCTGCGTACTGCACCAGGCAGCGGAGTAATTTAATGGCCACTGT